TTGTTTTTCTACTTTAGCGTTTGGAGCATATAAATGTCTATTACAACCCATTATAGCTAAACCAGAACTTATAGATGCATCAAATTTACCTCTATTGTTTATATCAAACTTAGACCAATCGTTAAGAAGGTCATTGAAATAAACTGTTCCGTGTGACCCGTCTGGCTTTATACCAACGTGATCCTGTATGTACATTTCTATTGCAGCTGCATGTGATTGTTTTATATCCTCACTAGAGTTAGGTATTCCACCTACTTCTTTTTCAGCAACAGATAGTTTGTTCCATACTTTATCAGGTCTGTTCATTGAGAAGCCTCTGTATCCTCTTCTTCTTAAATAGTACAATAAACGTGGTTTGTTATTCTCTGCTAGTATAGGCATTCCATAAAAAACCAAAGCCATAAGTACATCTTCAAAGAATATCTCAGCGGTTTGTGGTCTAGCTATGTATTCACAGAAAAAATGGTTTACTGGTGCATCTTCCATACTAAACTTAGTTAACCCATGTAAAGCTCCTTTAGAACCTTTACCGTCAACTGTACCAGATATATCGTAACTATCACAACCAAAAACGCCTATGTGTTCGTTACCTGGTTTCTTATAACCGTTTTTCAATATAACGTTATTCTGTAAGTGGGATGGTGGTGTCCAGCTTAATTTAAATCTACCGTTTTTATCAGGGTAAAATATAACTTTGCTATCTTTAACACCGTTAGCCCATTGAAAGTTACCAGTAGTTATAGTGTTTATGTAGTTTGTTTCCTCGTTGTAATCTATTTGCTCGTATATTTTAGCTAAATTAAATATACTGTTTTTTGTTTCATCTCTGAAAGCATGCTCTTCTGTACGTGGGTACTGTCTATAAAATTCATTTAAAGCATCACCATCATCTTTTAAGCCATCAACTTCATTCTGCCAATGTTCTAGTATACCTATATCTATAGTCTCGCCAAAAGGTCCAACCTTTTCTGTTTCAGGTGTGTCGAATACAGGTATTCCATTAGAATCAATGAAACCCTCGTAGTTCCATTCCATAGGTATGAATAGAGAATATAGTCCCGAGCTTGTCTGTCCATTGCGGTTTCGTTTTGTAACATCTGAAGCTTTATATAGTTTCTTAAAATTATCCCCTCCTTTGTCTAAAGCGTTTGATGTTGATCCCATCATACACTTACCTATTACTCTACTACCTAATCTAAGGGTGGTTTTCGTAACACGCCAGTTGTTGAGGATGTTGTTCGGCCTCTCCCATTTACCTGATTCGTCGTGGACGAGGAGTTTGAGTTTCTCCCCATCGTAGGAGTTGTCACCGGTGTTCTTCCAGTCGATCGTCGTATCGAGCCCTGATAGCGTCTCGGTTTCGGTCTGCTTGGTTGTTCTAACGATGGATCTTCTGGTAAGCTTGGAGGCGGGTACACGATAGGCAAGTTCCGTCTTGGGCCTGTCCATACCGTCTTGGATTGGGGAAAAGAAAAATGGGTAGTTAACAGAAATGGGTACCACCTTATCTGTGAACATCTTTTTAGCATCGGGGCCAGATTTGGACAGTATCCCAAACCGTGAGTCGGTTGATATTGTCGCCATGTTAACGCACTCCCCGGACGCCATGAATGAAAAACCTGAGCGTCGATTCTTGAGATAGCACATTCCATACGACCTGGCATCAGCTTTACAAGCTTCCCAGAATATATAGAATAATCTATTTGCTTCTCGAAAGTCTGGCTGCCCAACATCAATCTTGGACCACTGCAAGTACATGTAATGAGTACCAGTAATATAAGTAGGCTCACCTTTGTTAATAAAGCTGAAACCTTCTTCACGATACTTAAACTCTGTGTCAATATACTCATACCATTTATCTTTAAATTCATCAGGGTAATCTCTCCAATCAAATACAGTCTTAATTCTTTTAAGTTCTTTTGGATATTCAGTAACCTCCCATCTATCTTTACTGAATTTTACTGGGTTTATAATCTTAGGTAAAGCTATTTTTAAATTCTGTATTTCATATACTTCACCTATTTGCCCAGTCTTACTTATGACAACAACATCATGTTCTTTGCTGTAACCATACTTCCATTTTTTAGACTTATTAAGTCTCTTAATGGTATTTATTTTTATAGGTTCTATAACCTTGAATAACTGTTGCTGATACATTACTTAGATCTTCTTTCTGCAAAACCACCAAATGAAGATTCTTTAGTCTCTTCCTTAGGTTTATTGTTTAACATATCCTCTTCTTCTTGTATTCTATTTAGTATTTCAAAAGCATCGAATATAGCTAGCTTTTTTGTTGCAGCAGCATTCTTTAACCTGTCAGCTGATATGTCATCATCTGAATCAACTATAGCTTCTTTAGCAACCTTTATTAACTCTTCAACTGCTTTATGCCCAGCTTGGATTATATTCTTTTTCGTCTCCTTGATATTCATATCTAATAGTTAATGACTGAGATCTAACTCTATATAATCTTTCGTCATCTACTATAAACTCGTATTCACTACCAGGAGTAAAACCAACTAAATCACCTTGTTGTATTTGTGAATCAAAGTCTTCATCGAGATACTTTACAACACCTATACTAGGCAATTCTTTGTTTAGATTAAAAATATTATTAGATTCAATAGGTTTAACAAATGAATAACCCTTAGGTGCTTTCCACTCGTTTTTGTTTTTATATAAAAATATCTGGTCAAAAGAACATAGATAATTATCATCATCTATATAACTCTTGCCATTCTTTTCCACTCCTCTAACGTCATGATACCTTCTAAAAACATTGTGATGAACAATGACTTGATCACCTATTCTAATATTAGTGTCACCTGTTATAGGTAAGCTTTTAACTATTGCTAGCCTATTTACGTTTTGATGTGTGAATATTTGCGTGTTTAGTATTAAATCAACGCCATCTATATTTTTAGTGTTGTTGTATCTGTCGCCTACTGGCTCAACAACAAAATCAAATATGCTCTTCATTAATACTCTAGATTATACTCTATAGCTACAGCCATATTTTTATTAAAGTCTTTCCAAGGTAAAACCTCGTCAGCTTTTTTAATAAATATACTAAACTTGTCATCTTCTTCTGTTATATGACAAATAGTATGCCCGCCGTAGACCTCTTGGCCCACGGCATAATGCATAGCTTCATTTTTATAATCTTTACCGATACTAATCTTTCTTATCAGCTTCATCTTGTGGTAATTCAGATATTGATCCATCTTGAATGTTTACAGATACTTTACCATACTCTTCCTCTAAAGAAGCTTGAATTTCCCTAAGCTTAAGTTGTAGTTGACCTACGCCTTCAATGATACCAGCTTTTTGTGTTTCAAGTTGACCTATTGATAATTGATTTTTGTTTATCTCGTTTAATAAAGATTGTAACTCTTGTAATTGTTCGTCTGTGATTTTATCCGCCTTAGGGCTCAAATCAATTGTTTTTTCTGACATAATTTAATTTAATTTAATTGTTAATTTATTATACGTCTGTATAATCTTTGTACTTATCGTCTGCTTTTAAAGCTACATAAGCTTGTTTTACGTGATTCTTTGCTGAGTCAGCTAAAGATTCAGTAAAACTGAAACGAAATTCAGTTAGTTGAGAGCTTGGGTCAGCGTCTCTATTTGCTTTATCCTTAAACACTTTCACGCCAACGCTTGTGCTGGGTGACTTTTCCCAAATTGTTTCATACACCGCTTCAGCTTTTAAACTACCATCTGAATTATACACAGCAGCGGTTTTTAAACTTTGCGATGAAATAGAGTTAAAGCTACAGCTTAAGCTGCCTACTTGTAAATAAGCATCACTCAACTCTATGCCTTTAAAATTGTAATTTCCTTGTAATCCCATTGTTTTGTTTTATTTATTGTTCTATGTTTATATTATCACGCTATTTTCACGTTATTTAAATGCTCATGTTTAAGAATGCGAAACCGTAAGTAGTACCCATTGGATTACCAGTAGCTGCTTTCCTCCAGGTCAAACTATCATTACTAGTCCACGTGCTAGACGCACCGTAGCTAGTTCCATTTATAACTAGATTACTAAACGATGGTTTTGTTGTTGAGAATTTTAAATACAAATAATCCGTACTACTTTGATCTTGGAAATATATACCCGTTATAGTTTTACCGTTAAATATATAACTAGTCATTGAACCCATAGTTGGCCAAAACAATGTGCTAGATCCATAGCCATAAGCCATAGTACTATAAATTTGATCAGATCTAACAGTTATAGTTGCACCAAAGTCGTAAGCTGCAGCTACGGTAAAACCCTTAACAACACCGTAATGTAAAGTAGAACTTTGTCTCATTACAGCTCTATATCTATAAGTATTGCTAGCTATTAAGGATACTTGATTTTCGCTTATTGTAGATGAAACCGTTCCGGTTGAAGTAGATGTGCTTTGTAGTTGATTCCATTGATTACCTGTACTTGCAGCTATAGATCCTGAGTTATTATTTACTGATGGTGTGACGTTATAACTTTGGTTACAGTACACTATACCTGACTCGTCACTTACTCCAGTAGTATTTACGTTTACTATATTACTATATGTAGTACCTGCTGCGTTTGTTGCGTATGCTCTAAATGAATTAGGTGTTGTTCCAAGTGAGCTCTTAGTTAAACTACCAGTAAAACTAGTTTCCGTTACACTAGAAGCATCGTTTGTTACAACAGTACCGTTTAAGGCAACTACGCCAACCGCAGCCTCATTAAACGCGCCTGTTACATTTATAGTGCTATCATCTTCAGGAACATTAGTTACACCAGTGTCACCTATAATAAACTGTGAGGTATTTGTTGCGCCCAGCATTACCGCAAATCCCTTTGCAGATATAGTGCCTTCTGTGGTAAAGTTACTAGTTAAACCCTTGTTAGTTACGTTTCCACCCATTGTGACACTAGATACATTAACGGTTACAGTGTTAGCCGTCACACTTGGTGCTATCCCTGGGTTAGTTGAGATGACTTGCATACCAGGACAACTCACTGAATACCACCATTGTGTTCCACCTAATGGCGCTTTAACGTTCATGTTAGCTGTTGAAACTGATGTGTTTTTATTAAACTCTATATAGCCTCTTCCTCCTGTGTAAATACCTCCTTGATTATTTTCATATATTTCTACAGTGTTGTTTCCAAGAGCAGCTCTTAAATCGTTTGTACGGCTCGTTGTCACATCTCCAACGTACCCATCATAATTACCAGAAGAACTTCCACTTATATAAGTGTTACCATTCCAAGTAAATTCAAACCTATCAGGAACACCATAAGCTTCGTAATCTATTCTAATAATACCAGTCGCTGTTCCTAGATTTACAGGGTAATTAAACTCACCGTTTTGTCCTGATTTATAAGCTAAATTACAAGCTGGCGCTGCAAAATCGTGATCGTAAGAATAAAACTCTCCCATGCTGTAGCTAGCGTCATTGTCAGGGTGAGAAGGACTTATAGCGTTTGTTACATCATAGTTTTCTACACCTCCACCTAGAGTTATCTCTTTCAAACTGTAAGGACCATAACTAGTGTCTACATCTGTGTAGTCATCTTCTAGCTTTTCAGCTGCTATAGCTGCTAAACTTAAACTTCCGCTTCCAGGAACTGCCATGTTATAACCAAGGTTTTTCCATACCTACATCCATAGGTACTTTCATGTTATCTATAAATTTTTCTAAGTGGTTTTTGTGTCCTTGATGAACAGGGTGAGATTCCACCCAACCTATAACTTGCTCTTCAGTTACATCTTCAAAAACCGTAAAACTATCTTTGTTTAATTCTACACTAATGTGACCCATACTATTGTGTGTATAATCACCGTCTACAGCTACAACCTCAAACTCAACTTCTTTTATTACATTGGTTAAGTCTTGAAAGCTTGGAGCACCTTTTAAGTGTAGTATGTTAGTACTATAAGTTATTGCCATTATTTAATTTGTTTTTTAAGTTGTTCTACTTCTGCTTTTAAATCTTTTATAGCCTCAATTAGATAACCTGTTATGTTACCATAAGACACACCTAATGTGCCATCTACTTCATTAACTAATTCAGGTGCTACTTTCTGCATCTCTTGAGCTATTACACCGCTACCTTCTTTTTCAGTGTCTTTTCTTGTAAAACTAACACCACGCATGTCGTAAACTTTAGAACCATCTAATGTTTTTATATTTTCTTTTAGCTTTATATCTGAGTAAGCTATTACATCTTCACCAGCAGTGATTGTACCTGATATTGTAAAATCAGGAAGATTATTATAAGCTGTTGTTATTCTCGCGTAACCACTACCCACAGTTCCAGTTAAATCAAGAGCATGACCGCTATTTGCTGAAGTTATTTTTAT